TCTGATGAAGATGATGCACTATCCTACTTTCAAAAGTTAGCAGATAGTTAATCAAATAATCTGATATTATCTCCACGCACTAAGGTTTCACTCACATACTGAGTGGAACCTTTTTTATATTCCATTATTTCATCAATATCATCAAAGACAATATTAAGATAAAGTGGTTTCAATAAAAAAATATTTCTTTTATTATCATTGATTTTTTGTTCATGCATATAGTTGGTTACTGGTAGAGCTATATCGGTAACAGTAACTTGTTGTTGTAAACCATCATCAAAATAACTTACACTTTGTCCAAGACCTACTCTTGTTCCTGATGGGATTATAATTACATCCCTTGTTGTTTTTACTTCATTTGCTTCATAATGATGAATACCTGAGTATAATGTTGTTTCATCTTTATATTTTTCAGTAATATAAGTGTTAAAATCTGATTGTGACATGGGCCACTCACTTTGTATGTTAATTATATTGTTTGAAAGAAGAACCACCCAGTCAAGATTTGGATCATCGTAAACTTTATCTGCTACATTATCTGGTCTATCATCACCTTCAACAGTGTACTTTGTAAAAAATGTTAAGTCTTGAAAAATATCATCTCTTAACTTTCCTTTTTTAAAAAAGTTTTTTACTTTTAAATAATCACCATCACTTCGGTTTTGATCTGATCTATTTACATAATCAAAATCTGGTATGTTGCGAAAGTAACTGTTAGTCATTTTAGAAACCTATAACCTCATCTTTATTTCCATCAATTGCCTTATAATCTTCACTTGTGATTGGATCTATTTCTTGGAAAGCAAAGGTCACATCGTATGAAACCATTGAACTATTTTCATAACTCATGAATGTTCCATCAGGTGTATAGTTAACAGAGAATGCAATGAGTGCACACTCTTTAATTCGAGGTAGAAAAGCATGCTCTTTTCCGAGAGATGAAGAACCCTCAAAAAATTGTAATCTATATGTATTTGGTGATCTTAAAAAAAAGTTTGATGCTGTCAACTGAACAGCACTTGATTGTTTGAACATTCTTATTATTTTTTTAACAACAATACTCTCACCTCGATCTCTTGGACTTAATCTATAATTAAAAGTGAAAGGTCTTAAAGTTGGCCCGCTGAATAATAACTCAAGATTAGGATTCACAATCGCACCCTGAGTTCTTGCTAATAATTCATTGCCAGATCTATTAAGCACTCTTCCAGTAAATAGATTTGCTACTCCAGATCGTACGTTGTTTATATCTGACCTTGCTTGATTCAAAATTCTTCCCCCTTCTTCACCAAGAGAATTAGGGTTCAGCAAAGCTGCTAAACTTAAACTTCCGATTGCTACTTCAAGAGGATTCAAAGTGCCGTTTTTGAAATCCACTGCATTTCTATCACTCAAATTTCCGGGAATTGGTAATACAACTGATCCTTTTATATTTGAAGTCCTTCTATCTGCACCTGTAAGACGTTTGTTGTTTTTTTCCAATCTTAAATTTCGAGAGAGCACTGAAATTTTTAATCTATCTTGATTTCCTCTCCTGATGGTCACTGGATATGCATAATTACCATAATTTTGTTTTCTTGATTCTGGACTTGGATTAGACGTGGGCACTGAGTTAATTGATTGTTCTTCTTTACCATTACCTTCAGCTTGATTTGGATTTTGATCTTTATTTAAATCAGGGTTTTTTATTGATGTTATTTGATCTTTAGATGTTTTATATATTAACTTATCATTATTAAATCTTTTTAAATCATTGTCAGCTTGATTATTAAATATAATTTTCCCATCCACTCTTTCCCCTATCTTTTTTACATTTCCACCATTAGCGTTAGTTTGTAATATGTCATAACTATATGAACCATCACCCTTCTGTACTGCTCTTGTTTTTATGAAAATATCCTCCCTCGTACCGGGAAACAGATTCGATCCTACGTCTGTAAGAACGTTTATTTTTGATATTCCACTGTTTATAACTGGAGCTGTCATCGACCTTTTTTAGTTATTTAGGAACTTAGCATAAGGAATCGCAAGAAGATCATCAAGTTCATTTGGTTGCACCACATATAATTGCCCTGCAAGTTCATTCCATGTGTAATTACGATACTTTCTCCAGTGAAAATTAAGACCTCTAAAACCCCAACTGAAAATGTCAGTACAAGCTATCAAAGGATGCTGATCATATGTAATGTTTGGTGTCTTTGGATTATATACGAAGGTATAAAAATTTCCAACATCAGGCACAGGTGTCACGGTATCATTCAAAAGTGACATGATCTCTAACATCATATCCTCCTGATCATTTGTTGGATTGTTTATGTTATTACCTTCGAGTCTACTCATCGGATTCCAAGTTCTTTCTCTGTGACAACTTTAAATTCAATACGATGATCCTCACAAAACTCTTTTGCAGCTTTCCACTTTGCTTGATTGACCGCATATGTGACACACTCTGTAAGATATGATTTTGTTTTTCTCTTTGGTGTTTTTGGTGGTTTTGTTTGTTTGTAGGGTTTGACCTCAACTACATAAGTTTTTATCATATCGTTTTTTTCTTTTACTTTGATTAAATAATCTGGATAATATTTGTGAACACGATTATCTTTTGGAGAAACATATGGTATACTGAACTCTTCTGATGCCCATGATATGATACTATTGTTCATATCACACCATTGACAAAACTTTCTTTCCCAACTACTACGACATATTATATACTTTGCATTTCCCTGATACTTGCTTGGATATATTGGAGTATACCTACTCTTAATACTCTCTCCCATAACTTGCCTACATAATATACAAGGTCAATCTATATTTATATATGGCTACCATCCAACCACAGAGAAGATCTCTTGCAGAAATAAAAGCAAAGTTATTAAATCCTGCAACAACTTCACATTTTCAAGTTAACATCGGTAGTCCATCAAGGGCAGATGGAACTTTTAGTCGATTTTTAAGACAAAGTGGAGTTAATTTTGATCAAGATCAATTAAATATATCATGCTCTGATGCATCTTTACCCGGATCAAGACTTGCAACATCAGAAATATTAAATGACTTTCCGGGAGTAAGAGAAAGACATGTTTATCGTCGTCTGTATGATGATGCTATTCAACTTTCTTTTTATACTGATGCAGATCAATATCTACCAATCAGATATTTTGAAGCATGGATGAATTATATAACAAATGAAACAACAGAAAACATTTTTCTAAACGCAAAAGATGAAAGTTTTTCTTATCGAATGAAATTTCCAAATACCTATAAAGGATCTTTGGAGATTACAAAATTTGAAAAAAATGTTGATTCAAGAAGAAAAGTCAAACCATTGACATATCAATTTGTGAATGTTTTTCCTTTATCTGTTAACTCTATGCCGGTTTCATATGATGCATCACAATTATTAAAGTGCACTGTATCCATGGCATATAGTAGATATTTCATAGCGACAGGTAAACAGGGTCAAATATCGGATGTATTTAATCCGATTGCACAGGCTGCTGCCAATGTTAGTGCGTTTTTAAACTTCTTCAACTAACCTACTAAATAAACTTACTGAATTGTATTATTATGCCATTACCAAAAATTGCAACGCCAAGTTATGAACTTGAATTACCATCAACAGGAAAGACCATACAATACAGACCCTTTCTTGTAAAAGAGGAGAAACTCCTTGTTATTGCACTGGAGAGTCAAGACACAAAACAAATTACTAACGCAATTAAAGCTGTAATTAGATCTTGTGTATTAACAAAAAGTGTAAAAGTTGAGGATCTTCCTACGTTTGATATTGAGTATTTGTTTTTAAATATTCGTGGTAAGTCTGTAGGTGAAGATATTGATGTAAAAATTGTCTGTCCTGATGATGAAAAAACTGAGGTGAATATTAGTGTAAACCTTGATGATATTCAAGTTGAAAAGTCTAAGGATCACTCTAATAAAATAAAACTTGATAAGAATTTAATGATGGAACTTAAGTACCCATCACTAAACGAATTTGTAAAGAGTAATTTTGATCCTAATGATTTGAATCGAAGTGCAATGGATCAATCATTTGATTTAATTTCAACATGTATAGATAAAATTTATGACCAAGATGAGGTTTGGGTAGCTGCAGATTGTACAAAAAAAGAAATCAAAGATTTTATTGAGTCAATGAACTCTGCACAATTCAAACAAATAGAAAACTTTTTTGAGACAATGCCTAAATTATCTCATACAATAAAGGTGATAAATCCAAAAACAAAAGTTGAGAGTGAGGTGGTGCTTGAGGGTTTAGCATCTTTTTTCGGTTAGCGATGGTGCATATGGATCTAGAGAATTACTTTAGATTAAATTTTTCGTTAATGCAGTACCATAAATATAGTTTGACAGAGATTGAAAATATGATGCCTTGGGAACGAGACATCTATGTTGGATTATTACAAGCACACCTCGAAGAGGAAAGACTAAAAGAACAACAGCGTAAGGCAAGTAATGGATGAAACATCTCCAGTTTATCAAAACTTTCTAAACAAAATGAGGTTTAGTAGACCTCTTCGTGAGTCTACTAGAAAAGTTTCTGCTTCAAAATTTTTGCAGAGGGATGGTGATGTTGGAGAGAAAATGTCCATGTCATCAACTGTTAGAAATGTAAATCAAAAAATAAATGATATCACCGTATTAGTTGTTTCAATTCATGAAACTTTAAGAGCTCAAGAAAAACTTAATCTAGATATACTAAAATTTGAAAGAGAGAGAATAGAAAGAGGAAGAAGAAGAAAAAGAGAGAGAGATTTGGAATCAAGAAAAGGTCGTAAAAATATTTTTCAAAAATTTGTAGATAAGGCGACCGCACCTATAAAAGGATTATTGTCAACGGTATTAGGTGGACTGTTTAACATTTTAACAGGTAAATTTGTAATGGGTTTGATTGACTTTATTACTAAACCCAAAAATATTGAGAGACTCGTATCTGTTTTTAAGTTTATAGGTGATTATTTACCTGCCATAGCGACCATCACAGCGTTACTTATCACTACTCTTGGAGCGACGATCGCTGCAATGTCTCTTAAATTTATACCTGCTTTGATTGGAACAACGGTTACCATGCTTGCAAATCCAAAAGTTCTAGCAGCAGCGGGTGTAGTCACTGCTGGTGGTTTTCTTTTAAACAACGCTAATTCTGGAGAGACAAGAGAGGTGACTGAGGATGATACCCCCGTCACGTCATTTGCCAAACAAGGTGGTGTTGCCGGATTTTTAAATCGAAACATGTTTGGTGGTGGTGATAATAAAATGGATAATGAGGGTGATGTAAATGTTCAATTCAGTGGTGGTGGTAAAGTGCCCGGAACTGGTGATGCTGACAGTGTACCATCAATGCTAACTCCGGGTGAGTTTGTAATGAGTAAAGGTGCAGTTGAAAAATTTGGAACAGAAACTTTATCAGCTATGAATGCGATGGGTGGTGGAACTAA